TTCCACCGTAACCTTTTCGAGCCGGCGCTGCCGCGCCGCTTCGTTCAGAATTTGCGCGCGGGTAGACCCGGAGTTTAAACCCAAGGCAGGCATTTTTCCGGTTTCGCGAAACTCGCGGGCGGCGTCGTATGTCGCATCAGGACTCGCTTGTACTGTTTTGCTTTCCGCATCTTTGAATCGTTGCGCCTCCATGGCGAGGCGCTGATCTTCTACGCCAAGCCGCGCTCGATCCAGTCCCAGCCGGGAAAGCTCGACACTTTCAGTGAAACTGTCTTTGCTTGCTTGCCTTTTTTCTGTGGCCGCAGTGCGCGCCTGAATTTGCTTCGCCTGGTAAATCTTCATCTGCTCTTGCCATTGCTTTCGCAGCTCCGGCATGGCCTGCGCTGCTACCGCGCGCACCCATCCCGGCGGTTTGCCTTGAGCGGCCGGCAGAGCGGCAATCTGCTGTTCCAACATCGCTTGGTTGGGCACGGGCGGCGGCGCGTCGTCATCGGACGGTTGCTGCGGAGCCATCCCGCCCATTTGCCCGCCCGCTTGCGTCGGCAAAGGGCCGGCAAGCGCTCCCATCCCGCGCCCCATGGGCATCCCCTGCGGACTACCGCCGGGCAATCCTCCGTTCGCGCCAGTGCCGATCATCTGCGCGCCGGGCAACGTAGGGCCGCCTTGCTGCGGCGGAGGTTGCGGGCCGCCCTGTCCAGGGGATTGAGACACGCTGTACGGGCTCGATTGCGCCGGCTGGTTTTCGGTCGCCAGTTTATAGAGGTTTTGGCCTAGGGTTACTTTGTCGCTCCAGCTTTTCATCTGTAGCTGCTGCTGCGTAAACTGAAATTCAGCCTGCGCCTGCTGCAACTTCATTTTCTCAATTTCAAGCTGTTTCTGCCGCTCCTGTTGCTGCTGCGCGTAGTCCAGCACATGACCAACGGAACCCAGGAAGGCGAGTGCGCCGCTCATAGATTATTCAACCACCCTAGCAAGCCCTGGCCGATGCTGCTGCTCCCGCCATACCCGAGAATCGATCCGAGGCCGTTAAGCATGCCGGAAAACTGTTGTTCCTGCGCATTATACTGGCCTAGCTGATTGCCATACCCCTGGTTTGCCAAACCAAGATACTGGTCAGCCGCGCCCGTCACCCCCTGGTCAAGCCCTTGCTGCGTACCGAGGGCGCTTAACCCGCTCCCGAGGATCGAGTTCGCCGTCGTGTAGGGTAATTGCCCGCCGCCCAAAGTCGCTTGCGCACCGATATTGCCCTGACTTGCCCCCTGGCCGAACGCACCCTCTGCCCCTTGCACGCCCTGCAACTGGCGCTGCAACTGCTGGTTCTGCCAGTCTATATTAAAATTCTCGTTGTTCTGCGCAGCCACCGCCTGCCCGTACGGCGTAGCGCCCACGCCCGAGGCGGCCAAAAGCGCACCGGTCTGGTCTTGGTTCTGCTGCTGAGTGCGGTTGTATAATGCGCTCTGTGGGTCGAATGCTGTATTCAGCAAAGACCCACCAGCGCCATAGAGCTGCCCTGCCGCACCGCCCGCCTGGCCGCCCAAGGTTCCAAGCGCGCTTCCAGCACTCCCGGCAGCGGTTTGGTAGCTTGCGCCGTACGGGTTGTTTACGATGCCCTGGGTCAGCCCATATCCCTCGCCCGCCAAGCCCTGAAGGCCAGAAAGCGCGCCCGAGTAAGCATTGTTCGCCTGTCCAAAATTCGAATAGTTGGGCGCCTGGGGAACGCTGGGTTGGCTCACGGTCCAAAATCCTAATCCAGATACGCTCCCATTACCATTTCGGCCGGCTTAAGTCCAAGCCGTTGCAAACACCCCTGTAAAATCTCAACCTGACCCTCGGGGCCCGTCAATGTCAGCCCCACCATCAATTTGCACGGGCGAGGCAGTATTGGCACTACCGCCCGCCACATCGCTCGCCATACAAGCCCCCGGCGCTTTTCGGACGGCAACACCCAAATCGTCTCGTCACGCACAAATAATGTACCTGTATGCCTGTCGGGCCGGAAAAAATTCAATCCTATATACCCGATTAGGGCGTTATCCCTACGCGCAACAAAAGCGCGGAAAGTATTCCCCTGTTCGCGCTGCAAATACGCGCCCCAATTCACGGTAAGCGGGACGGTGCTTTTGTCGGCGCCTATTTCCGCGAAGTGCGCCTTGACGAGTTCGCCCAACCGATCCTCGACCAGCAGGGTCAGCAAAGGCTCGAAGCCGAAAGTTAGCCCCAATAGGACCGGTCCCTAGCAGCCAGACACAAGCTCAGCACGATAAGCGCCAGTGGAACACCGGCAAATAGGCCGCCGATGAACCACAGCGCGTATTTCATGCGTTGCGCGGACCTGGCGGCTTGCACAGCTCGGCCGGTTTGGACCTCACGGCGTCGTTGTTTACGGTCGTGCCCTTGGGCAGCATCGAGGTCGATTTGTCAGAAGACGAAACCTGGCCTTGTCCGCTTGATTTGATGGTCATTTAGGTGTTGCTCCTGCGTGAATGGCTACCGTGGCGGTCGTCGTGCCTGCCGCCGGGGGTGATACGGGAACGCCGCCCCTACCGCCCACCGCCGCCGATGCCGCCGCGCAATCGCTCTGCACTACCGCCGCCGCCGCGTTTGTCGCCAGCACCACCACCGGACCCGCAGGACCGAGCTGAGCCGTGGCGTCCGCGTTTATCAAACCCGCAATGATCTGGCCGCCTCCGCCCGTGTCGATCGCACAGAAAAGCTGGCCCGCCGGAGATGACAAGGCAACAGTCGGACTCGATAGAGAACAACTCCCCGCGCCACACAGCACCCCCCCGAACAGGACCGGCACCACACAAAGGTAACGCTTCATAGAAAACCCCTATTTCGAGTTCTGAACAACCGTTTCATGCTGGGGCGCGGTCGAAAATAGCGCCGCTTCCGCCGCGCAAATCGCCGCCACCACGGCCGACCAGCTTTGAAAATTCGTGGGAATGCCGTGGGTGGCGACTACACCGCACGCCGCCGTGGCCGCAGCCGTAAGAGCCGCCTTCAAGACTCCCTTGAGCATAGGACTCATCGGCAAACCCCTTTCGCCTGCGTTCATAACAAATCAGCGCGGTAAATGAAACAGGTATGGCAAAACCGCGCCCAGCACCGCTCCTATCGCCCCAATCAGCACGTAAGCCGCCCTGATGCCGCCCCGGTTCTGCGATAGCTCATCCCGCGCATCGTCCAACTTTTCGTAAACCTTAATGAAACCTACGTTCATTTCGGCGCGCAAAGATGAAACGTCGCGTTGCAAGGCGGCTTGTCCGACCTGCAGGCCCTGCACTTCACCTTCCAATTTTCCCACCGCGCGCTGCCACACATCAGAATCTGTCATGGTTCACTACTCTAGATAGCATTTAACCCGCCCAATGCACCAAACGCTTTGCGGTGATTGAGGTTTACCATTCGATAAGCAAGTAACCGCCTTCTGTTCCGCCGCCGGAAGTCGCCGCCGCCGAGTTACCCGAGGCGCCTGCCCCGCCCGAACCGTACGCTTGGCCATATTGGCCATTTTGACCATCGAAAGCCGGCGTGCCGCCTTTGCCTAAGAAACAATCGCCTCCCGCCCCGCCTACGCTGAAAGACGAAGCTGATACATAAAAACCCTCGCGGCCGTTAGACCCGCCGAGGCCGCCCCTGGTGCCGCCCGATGCCGGGCTTGTATTCGTGCCCGCCGTGCCGCCCCCACCGCCGCCCAGAGATATGAGGTTCGTGCCGCTGAGCGCGAAAGTCGTGCCGTTACCGGCCGTGCCATTGGCGCCGGCAGAGCCTGTCACTCCTACCGCAACATTGATCGTGTAGACGGATCCCGGGCTGACCGTGATCGCCTGACGCACGATCGAATCACCCGCACCGCCCCCGCCGCCACCCGATACAGTGGCGCTTGCCGAGCCTCCCCCGGAACCCCCGCCACCACACGCCGTGATGTAAGCCGTCGTCACGCCGGCCGGGCACGTCCACGACTGAGCCGAGGCGTTGCCGTTGAACGCCGCGAAACGAGCCGTATTGAAAGCATTGGGCGGGGTATTGAACAGGCAGAACCCGCTAAGGGCCGAATTGTAGACCGCCAATATGACTTGGTTCGCCTGGGTGGCCGTAATCGCGTTAATTCCGCCAGCGTCGTAGAGCGGCACCGCAGTCAATGCGGAACTGCCGCTTGCTTCGTAAGCGATCTGAATGGCCGACCCCGAATAAGCGGTGTTCGGCATACGAAACAAAAGCGCAAGCCCTGTCGAGTAGGCGCTTACGGTCGCGGCCGTGGTAAGGGTGGTGGCCGTCACGACGTAAGGACCGCTACCAGATACCGCCACGGTGCAGGGGATGAACGTGCCGGCGCCTAGACCAAGGGCGGTGAGTGCGCCTTGCACGGTCGCGGCACCAGTCCCGCCGTTGGCGATGGTGACTGGCGTGGATGGTATCGACAAACCGTTGAGGTAAGTGACCAGCGCGGAAAAGTTCTGGTTAACACCTTCTGCGGTTGCGGTTTGACCGTCCACGAAGGTATTTGGCACGCTCGCGGGCATCTAGCTTACTCCCGAATAATACTGCTGCACGTAGCCGGTGATCTGATATTCCATATAGATTGCGCCGATGGCAAACCCCTGTTCCGACAAGCCGGAAGCCTCGAAATATCCCTGCTTGAAAACCACGGGTATGCCCCACTGCACCCAATTCGGTGCAAGCTGCTGCGCGGTTCCGCCCCAAGGCGCTTCTCCCCATAGAAAACTGCCCCACACAGTGTTGGTGCCCGAAGGCGCTATGGATGTAGAGGCGAGCGTAGTTGAATTGGACGAGTCCAGGAAATTGATCGCCACGGACGGCTGCGCACCCACGAATTGCAAATCCAACATAGCATAAATCATGGCGTTGTTCGCCATGTCTTTGTTATCAGGCAGCAACGATGTCTGAAATGTCCATTCTAGCTGGTTGTTAAATTCCGTGTAATTGGACGAGGAAGACGGGATTACATCGGACTGAAAAAGCCCTAGGAAAAAAGCCCCTTCCGGTTCCGCCAGCGTGTAAGTTACCGTGTTACTCTGCACGTTCGATACGGGGTCGGTCACAAAAAGCGTATGCGTTCCGTATTTCCCTATTGCCCCGGTGCCGCTCCACATCAGCCCTGCGTCGAAACTCGTCAGAGTGCCTGCGCTCGTCCCGTCTTGGGATACCACCAAAGACGATGCGACCGGCCCTACGTTCAAGCCGGTAAGCGGGATAGGTTGATTGAAAGTCGGCGCCGGTTGGTTGAGGATCAGGGCTTCGCCCGTATCGCCGGTCGCGCCGGAATTTACATAGAGAGTTCCATAGGCTTCGATCGAATTGACGATTGCCTCGTCTTCTTGGATCGTAATACCGAGAAGGCAGTTTATCGGATATTCTTCCGCGTTATTAACCGCAAATATGACATTTTCGTATGACACGGCGGTATACGTGCCGTGGCCGGTCAACGTATCGACTGCACTGGTCGAAAAGTTATAGAAGATCGAGTTCCCGACGTATTGACCGCTCGTGTTTGTTCCCGTGCAGGTAATCGCAAAGTCGCACTGCCATTCCACATTAACGGGCGGGGGCGGATTGCCGTATACGCCTACGTAGACATTTCCTTCTTTTGCCCCGTAGGCAGGATTTGAGTCGTTTGTAAAATCCTGAATGACAAGAATCGCCTCGCCGTTGCCCCCGATGGCTGGCACGCCGGCATAAGTGTCGAAACCTAGAATCGCGTTGTTTTCAGGGCCAAAGCCCACGCCGGGGTTGGTCGAGAAAAACACGACGCTAGTGTCCGTTCCGAGCGCACCCAAGGGCGAGCTTCCCAGCGTGTTCGTTATCGTTAGGTGCCCGACCAGGCTTTGCCCGGAGATATCGCCCATCGTTACGGGACTATAGAAAGTCTCCGAGTACGACGTGACCGCCGGCCCGCTTGAGTTCGCGGGATGCAGGTCAGCGGTAACGCTGAAAGGCACCAGCATAGTCATGACGCGGCCGGTAGAGCTAGACTGCAAACAAAAGTGTTCTGGTATGGCTTAATGAAAACAGTAGGTATGGTGTGCGGCCCGGTCCATGCCTTAAGGCCGAAATTAAACCAGTATTCCTGCTGCGCCTGCTGCGTCGCCTGCACCTGCTGCACGGATATGCGAAGGGTCTGCATATTGAACGCGGCGCACATACGCGAAGGATAGACCGCATTTTGAAACGCCAGCTTTATGCCGCTCCCCCAATCGCCTATCGGGTCGGATATGTTGCTGCCAAAATCGATCACGCGCACGCCGTCCGGTGCCACGAACGCCAGCCCCCGAGGGGTCGGCGTCACCGTGTTTGGCGCAAGCGTTCCCGTCGCGATATTGAGCGTGTTCACGTTCCAGATGCTAGGGATGCCCGTATAATCGCCCGTGACCTGGAAGATGTTTTGCAGCCCTTTAAACACCATAAGCGACTGTATGATGCCGCCCTGCACGTTGTTCAGCGGGAGCCCGGCGAGCGCCGTTATCGCGGTTGAATCGCCGAAGGTAAGAACCTGGCCGGCGTTGGTCTGCTGCAACGGTAAAAACTCGTCGCTCGCCTGCACCGCATTGCCCACCGCATAGTAAGCCCGGCCCCCGTAAACGCATACGGCGGCCGGCGGGCTGGGCAGTAGGTTGGGAGACGGAAGGCCGCCCGTCTCCTGCAAGTTACCCGATACCCACTTAGGCGCGGAGGGGGTTGTGAGATCGAACCAGCCTATATAGCCGTTGGCCGGGCCTTGAAACCCGGGATGCGTGACGATGACATAAGCCCCAAGAGCCGCCATCGTCGGGGGTGTCCAATCGCCGTTCGTCGGCTGGGTTGTCGGCACGTTGCTGCTGGTGACGCCGGCCGGGATCGTCGATGTCTGCGAGTTCAAATTGTATATGAACGGCGTGTCATATCCATTGGCGCTAGGCACCATCCCGTAGACGAGCGAGCCCAGTATCAAGAAAACCGTGGGGTTACCCGAGCCCAAGCCTACCGTGTTGGGATATTGGACCGCAGCAGGGCGGGGAACGAACAAGCCCCGCGTGGTGGGGGCGGGTATCAAATTTGATAGGCTCAGCATGGAGCCAGGCGGCATGTCCGTAGTGTCGAGAGTATCCGTCACGCCAACCGGGCGCCAAGTCATCGTGCGGGCGCCGCGTATCGGCATGTGTCACCCCCAAACTTGCTTGGTGTCGGGCAGCGTGTTTATGTTTCTCCCAAAACGACGGCGATCAAGCGTCACCGTCTTTGCACGCCCCTCGTCGTCGTTGGTCAGCTTGAGATAAGCCTCCAACTGCTTGTCCGCCATCTGTTCAAACATTACTTTTCGGGTGTCATCGGTCAGCTCCATCATCACGGCGGTCAGCTTCAGCCGCAAATAGCCCTGATTCGGGAACCAAGGGACGTCCGCGAAATTAGTAAGATCGGGTAGGAGCCTTCTATACTGGATCCGAAAAGTAAGCGGCAGATTAGCCGGTGGCCAAACATACAGAAGTGGCGCGGTCGGCGGCTCCTGGCCTAAAGGCGAGATGTCGGTCGCGAAAAGCTCCGGCAACGAAGATAGACCGGATTGTTGCACCTGCTGCTCATACTCGGTCAAATCGACCGAAATCATCGGGTAAGATATACCGTTGTATATATACCAAGCGCCGTCACGCTCTACTCGCTTGTAATCCAGAGGCAGCAGGTAGGGACCGCTTCCGTTTCCGCTGCCGTTATCCACGACGAAAGTGCCGGTGTATTGCCCCCGGCAAAGGTCCAAATCCTGGGTGTCCGCAAGATCGGCCAGAATAAGGTTAAGCTGCTGCTGAGCCTGCAACGTAAAAGCCGGCGCTTTGCATGTCTGCAAAACCGCAGTGATAATCTGACTAGCTGAGAGGGGCACTCAAGGCCGCCTCTAGCTCGACAATCTCTTTAGTCCAGGCGGCTATGTCACTGGCGAGCTTTTCTTTCGTCACCGTGTGGTCGGCAAGTATCTTGGCCTTTTCCTCGTCGGCCTTGCGCTGTTCCGACTGTAGCGCCGAGACGCGCTGCAAAGCGGTCTTGCTCGGCACGTACACGCCCCGCTTGACGCCTGACGAAAATTGAGTCTGATCGTCCTGGCGTATCTGATCGATTTCAGCGACGCGCTTTTCCTTCGCCGCCTCGTAATCGTTTTCCGCGCGCTTGAAATTGGCGTCGGTGAACGCCGTCCCGTCCAAGCGCCCGGCAATCAGCCTGCGCAAATCCTCGATCTTGTAATGCGCCGCCATACGCTTGCCGTCCTTGTACAGCGCATCGATTACTTCCGCGCGTTCGTGCTCGGGAGCGTCCCGGTCGAAATGTGTCTGCAAAGTAAGTTGCGCTTTTTCGCCGAGGGTAATGACCAGGGCAGCGCCTTGGGCGACGGGTGCGGTTTCGGTGTGCAGTTTCGTGGTCACGCGGCACTCCTTGTGCCAACCAAAGCCAGAGGCGCGCCGGTTACGGCCCCTGTTTTTCCACTGATAGATTGCGGCTTCTGCCGCCGCTTGTCGTGCTCGCGGCCCCTCAGCATGCGATCATCATTGACCCACGCCGCCGCCTGCATGGCGTTGATTTGCATCGCCTGAGACTCGCGCACGTCGTAGTTGAAGCCGTGATAAAACGGCCGGCCGTCAATCACCAGCGCCGGCAACGGCGTCACGGACTCTGGTAGGTTGACTGACACCGTCATGATCGGTTCGTCTAGTTTGCTCGGGCCTTCCTTGGGTGCCAAGCCCGCCGCAATCCGTTCTTCGCGTTCGGCGTCATCAAGGGCCTGCTTGAACGCTGCGTCGTAAAGCTCTTTCTGCACCTTGGCGCGTGCAGCTTCGCGCGCCTTCTGAACATCGGCCGCAGTTAGCAGCCCCGTTACCTCGAACGGCATCTCACCCAATTCGCTCGCCATAGAAAAACCTCCTACGTCAGTGTCCAGGAAAGCCCTTGGGCGATGCTGTAAGCACTGACTATAATCACGTTCCCCGACGCATCGACTGCAACCACGTCACCCGAATGCACAATAAGCTGCCCCCTTCGCGGCACGGTCAAAAGCCCGTTCGGCGTGAGGGAACCATAAGCGTGCAACACCGGGTTATTGTCGTACAAAACCGCGGCGTTGATCGTAGCAATGTCGGCTGGGTTGAAATGCCCAGCGGCAACACTGCTTGACGGCCTTTGAATGGCCGTCAAACTCGTGCCTGTTTTGGTAACAAGAGTGCGCGTGCTCACGGGCTGCCCGTTGCCCACCCCTGGAGGGTCGAAAGAGCGGTTGTGCCGAAATACGAGGCAACCAAACTCCCGAACGCCGTGGCCGCCGTGTTCACCTGCGCGGCCGTCAACGTGTCGTTCGTGCTATTGACGATCTGCACCGGACCGTAACCAGCCAGGTTATTGGAAAGCAACGGCCCGATATCGAGCTGCAAAGTCTGCATGCTCGGCACGCTCATCGGCCCGGCGCCGTCCGGTATCCAATTCACGTTGACTTGTCCGCTCAAATTCCACGCCATTTGCGCTATCCTTCTGTTACGGCCTTAGCCAAACGTTGCCGTGAAGTTCGACGTGCTTTCAATCCGCGCACCAAACTGCTGGTTGGTAATCACCATCCCCCAATACTTCTTCCAGCCAACCACACGCTTCTGGTTGAGGATGTCGGATTTGTCCGCTTCGGTCAGATACGTCATTTTCAGCTCATCGAGCTTAATCATGCTGTAGTAGTCGCGACCGAAAACGAACGTCGGAAACACGGTAAGACCTGCCGCCGGGGCCGATGGCGGAATCTGCTGTGGGCCTACCGCCGTCAGAAGGACTGTCACGCCCGGCGGGAGCTGCGTCGCCACGCCGGTATAAGGCCCGCTCGACGGTGCGTAGGTGCTGCTCGTGAGCGCCAGGTTACTCACGCCGGTCGCCGACGTGCCGATATAAACCGAGTAAGTGTAGCCAGGCGTGGTGGGCAGCACATAGGAAATCGCGGTGTTCGAGCCAATCGCAATCCCGGTATCGACTTGGTAGATCTGGCTTTCGTACTGCGTGGTGCTGTTCTGTGCCGTGACCTGGAGGTAATAGGTCGTGGTGGTCGGCAACGTGCCGCCCGTCGTTGCGGTGCCGCCATTGACCGCCGCGATACCGGTCCAGGACGGCACGACGTTCGATTCACAGAAAGTAATGCCGCGCCACTCGCCCGCTTCGAAATTATACAGCCGGTTGATGTCGGAATAAGACCATGCCGTCACGACGGTCGGGTTTTCGGCGAAGTCGGCCGACACTAGGGGATGCAGCACCGCTACGTAGTGCGCGTGAAGCCGGGGGTTCTGAGAGGCGTTTCGTCCGCCGCCCTTGATGTCCACCATCTCATCGGTGTTTTCGTCTCCATTGAAGCGAGGGGCGCCAATGGTCATAAGGGCGGCGGTGGTCCGGTTTATAGTGTGAGGATCGAGCACATCGCCAGAGACCAAAGCAGACCGCGCGCCGCGCTGGTTGACGAAATTGACCTGCGTGCCGCCTGTCAGTGTGAGATACGCCTGACGTTCGTCGGTTTCCGCCACCTGAAGCGATATCAGCTTGATCGCCTCTTGGAACAACGGATGGTAAATCTGCATCTCGGCAACGTCGGTGATATACACCGCATCGCCCCATTGCTGCACAACGCCGGTCACTTGCCCGATCGTCATGCTTTCGCCGTTCGGCGGCACGCCTTCCGCCAAAGGCGAGCTCGGTAGCGGCAACCGGTTATACCGGGTTGCGGTCCATTGATTGCCCATGCCCTTGGGCAGCGTTACCTTGTTGGCAAACTGGTAGACAACCAGTTGCTTGCGCGCCAGCGGTAGAGTTTTTTGCTCGATGTAGTTGACGATATCGCCGCGAAAAGCGGACGAAGTGTTTGTGACTGTCACCGGTAACTACCTCCGCAAAACCGGAGGTAAGCGCCCCCCGGCTAAATAAACTTGCCCGCCAAGCGCCGCTCCAGCGCCGCCAAATCGTTTCCGCTTCGCCCACGCGGCTCGGATGCCACGTCACCCGCCGCGCCGCCCGGGTTCACGGTATTACCCGTCACCCTCTTTGCCGCCGCCGCAGCCTGCCGTTTCGCGGCAGCGGGCGCATTCTTCAAGACAAATTCCCCGATCACAAAAGCCAGCGCGGTTTCCCGCTGCACTGTGATCCCCTTAGCCGCCTCTTGCGCCACCAGGCGCTCAACTTCCTTTTCGTATTTATTCGCTAGCGGGTTGTCCCGCTTGAGCCCCTGAAAAGCTATCTTGTCCATTGCATCGGCCTGCTGCCGCTGCATGATCTGCAATTGTACCGCAACACGCTGCTCAGACTTTTGCGCTAGATACTGCGCCACTTCATGTGGCGCCATCATCTCTAGGCGCTGCTGTTCCTCCTGCTGCTGCCGCAGAAGTGCCGCAGGGTCCGGGCGCTGATTAAAGTGCGCGAGCTGATCGGCATACGCTTGCGCTCGGATGCGCTCTTGCTGGGCCGCCGATTCTGCGGCCTGAGCGCGCTCTCTGAGCGCCCTAACGCTGTCGTTTTCTCGGCGCGGCTGACTTCTCAGCCCTTCTCTTGGTTCATTTCCTCGGCCTTGCTGCCCTTGCGACCCATCTTCCTGGGCATCGCTTTGGACATTGCCTTGGGCATCGCCTTCTTGGTTGCCATCCCCTTCTTGGGTGACATCCGGCTCGGTTTCTTCATGGGCTAGAGCCTCTGTCTCGAGGGAAAACAACTCATCTTCAGGCATGAACCACCCTGCGGGATACGTGACCCGTATCGAAAAACTGCTCGTTGACGAGAGCAAACCGAAACGAGGGTATAATTCCTATGCAGTAGATGGTATGTCAAGACAAAATCGCCTACTAGCCTTTTATGCCTTTTGGAGACTGCCGATGGCTTCCACAAACGGGGGTGTACTCTACCCATCCAACTCGGGCACGCCGGTAGCCGGTCAGCCGCAAACACTCGCGCTCGACGCCGCAGGCAACCTCAAGGTCAATGTGGTAGTAGGCGGCGGTGGAGGTGGGGGCAGCAACGCCGCCGCCGGTCCCACGGGGTCCGCAGTCCCGACTTATGCGGATTATTTGGGTTTTTCGAATGCCGGCGGCACGCTTGTTGGCGTAAGTGCGGCAAATCCAATCCCCATAACCGGGTCGATATCGGCCACAAACCCGTCCGTAGGCACCGACAATACCACCGCGCCCACCTCGTCCACACAAATCGGATTCTCAAACAGTGGTGGCACGCTCGTCGCCGCCAGCCCCAGCAACCCGGTTCCGGTGACGAGCCAGGGCGCCGGTTCGACGGGCGCTGCAATCCCGTCAAGCGCCATTCTCAACGGGTTTTCGAACGCCAGCGGCACGCTGGTCGGTGTGAGTTCAAGCAACGGATTCCCTGTCACCAATCTCGCTGGCACGGCCAATATAGGCACCGTAAGCCTGGCCTCGGGAAGTAGTGTCGCCCTGTCGGCCGGCACATCGTCGATCGGCACCGTGTCGGTCAGCGGCACGCCGACCGTCAATTTTGGCTCAAGCGCAAACGTCACCCTCGCCACGGGGTCGAACACGGTAGGCACCGTGTCGATAGGCGGCACGCCAACCGTCAATCTCGGATCGAGTTCCAGCGTCACCCTCGCCACGGGTTCGAACACCGTGGGCACCGTGTCGATAGGCGGCACCGCAAGTGTTCTGGACAGTAGCTATGTAACCCAGGGCAGCACGTCCGGCACGGCCACAATAGGGCCGACGGTCATGGCGAACGTCGTCAATACCGGCACCGGATACACGACGGGTACCGTCGAGCCTATGACTTTGAACGGCTCAGGCAACCTTCGCGTCAGCCTTGCGAACGTCAACGCTAACGCCTGCGCCTTTGCCGCACCGAGTGCTACAGCCGGCACGGCGTTCTCACCCCTCGTCATCGGCGCCTATAACTCGACCGCTTACACGTTGACGACCGGGCAAACCGCGCCTCTGGCAATCACGGCGAATGCCGCGCTGATTACCTCGGATACGAACCTGGTCACCTTCGCCAGCACCACGGGCACCAGCGGCGTCGGCCCGCTCATGATGGCGAACTGCCTCACCGGCGTCCCAAACTACACGACGGGCAACACATACCCGCTCACCATCGCCAATACCGGCGGCATTCGCGTCAACCTTACGCAAACATCGGGCAACCCGAGCGCGCTCGTCAATCCTACCAGCCAGACTGTCACTGTCGCGCCGGTCGCGATCGGCTCGTTTAATACAACGCCTTTAGTGATCACTTCCGGCAACTGCGGCCCGATCGCGCTTAACTCATCGGCCGCCATCTACACCGACACCGAGATAACCAAAAGCTCCTACGCCACGAGTTTTACAATCACGCCCGCCGCCACGCCGACGGACGTGTTCACCATTACCGGGTCTTCAAGCCGCACCATCCGGGTCAAGCGGGTTCACATCACGTCCAACGCAACCACGCTCGGCGCAATGACCTTGCAGCTCCTGGAGCGGTCCTCTGCCAACACGGGCGGCACCAGCACCAACCCGACCAAGGTGCCGCTTGATAACAACAACATCGCAGGCACCGGCACCGTCACCGCCTATACGGCCAACCCCAGCGCCTTGGGCACTCTGATCGGCGCGATCGACACCGCGTTTCTGTCTTTCGGTGTCAACGCGGTAAGCCCCCCCTACGACCGCTCTTTCGGCAACGCCGTAGGCACTCAAAGCATCGTTCTGCGCGGGTCATCACAAAGCTTGGCGGTCAACCTCGGTGGCGGAACGGTTCCATCGGGCGGTGCGTTGTGCATCGGCGTCGAGTGGACGGAATCGGTAGACTAAACCCTTTTCATGGAGCCCGCCTATGTCGATCGTCACCGTGCCGCGTGGTATCGCAAACAACAACCCCTTTAACATCGACTTTTCGGATCGGAACGATTGGGACGGCCAGATTTACGGCGCGACCATGACCACCGAGCGCCGATTTGCCCTGTTCCAAACACCCGCCGCCGGCATCCGCGCGGGCCTGCTGAATTTCCAATCCTACCAGGACCGCGACGGTGCAAAAACCTGGGCCGACTTGGTGCGTCGCCATGCGCCGGAAGTAGAGAACAATTCCACCGCCTACATCGCCGCCATGCACGAAAAAACCGGGTTCGAGATGGACGCCCCTGCCGCGACGCACGATTGGGCCGCCATGCAGAAGTGGGGCGCCGCCGTAATCCAGGTCGAGAACGGCGATTATGAATACGAGCCCGGCGTATGGGATCTGGTCCGCGTAAACCTGGCGCACCGGTTCACCGCTTGATTTGGTGAAGCCGTCACTATACCTTC